ACAATTTAAACAAATAATTAATAACTAAAACTAAAAAAAATGGCATTTAACGTAACATCAAATTTTAGTGGTAAGGCAGCGGGGTTCTACATAGCTGCGGCACTAAAAGAAACAAAATCATTAGACTTTTTGACTTTAATAGAAAACATTAAATTTAAGTCTAACATTCAAAGGATGGCAGGAAGTTCAGTAGTTAGAGACGCTACGTGCGACTTTACTGATCACGGAACTCTTGCACTTACAGAGAAAGTACTTGAACCTAAGAATTTACAAATTAACCTTGACCTTTGCAAAAAAACTCTTTTACAATCTTGGGAAGCGTTGCAAATGAGAGCTGGAGCAGGCGCTCCACCTCCACCATCATTTGAAGATTATGTAATATCTTATATGGGTGAAATCATAGCAGATGCAGCAGAATCTTCTATATGGGGTGGTCAGGCTGCAACTAATGGAGAGTTTGAAGGCTTCTTAGGGGCTACGAATGGTTACTTATTAGCAACAGGTGCTAACGCTGATACAACAGTTATACAATCAGTTGCTTCAGCAGCATATTCAGCAGCAAACATTATAGCAAACCTACAAACTTTAACAACAGATATGGCTGCTAATGTTTCAGCAATATTAAGAAAAGAAGATTTATATATCTATATGAACTCTAAGACTTACGCTTTCTATGTATCAGCAGTATCTACATTAGGATATGTAAACGCTTATAATATGAATGGTGACTATGAGCCAGTATTCGAAGGATATAAAATCGCTGTTTGTCCAGGTATGGTTGACAATCAGTTAGTAGCTGCTACAAGAAGCAATATGTTTGCAGGAACTGACTTACTTTCTGACACTACAAGAATTGCTTTACTTGATATGTCTGCTTTAGATGGTTCTGACAACATTAGAGTAGTTGCAAAATACTCTATGGGTGTACAAACTGGAGTAGGTGCAGATATCGTAAGACAATCATAAACTAATTACAAGAAGTAGAGGTGTAAAAGCCTCTACTCCTTTAACCTTTAAAAACTAAAAAATATGGCGTGTACAGCATTAACAAAAGGTAGAGGGCTTGATTGTAATAGAATATCAGGTGGAATAAAATTTATTTATTTCGCAGTTTATGACCAAGTAACTTCAATACCAACAGCGAATGGTGAAATTACTGATTTAGAAATGGGTAGTAATAGTCTTTATAGATATACAATGCCACTTGGTGTTGCTAGTCTTACAGATACTATTACTGGCTCACGTGAGAATGGAACGATATTTTATACTCCATCAGTAAATATTATATTAAACAGATTAACAAAAGAAGACCAAAATCAGATAAAATTATTAGGGGCAACAAAAGTAATTATATTTGCACAACTTAACCAAACAGTAACTGCTACAGGACACGATGTTATAGTATGTCTAGGTAGTGTTAATGGAATGGAATTAAATGCTGGAACTATGGATAGTGGTGCTGCATTTGGTGATAGAAATGGTTATACTCTTACCTTTGATGGTTTAGAGCATCAACCTTTCCAATTTGTGCCTGATTTTACTACAAACCCATTTGATAACGCAGGGTTTACATTAGGAGGAGTTGTTTCTTCATAGACTTTAATTAGTAGTTTTCATATATTTCTTGATTAAGGTGGGCTTTTGTCCACCTTTTTCTTTTAAACCCAAATAAAAATGAGGTTTTTCTATTATATACTATGATACAAGTAATTAGTGAATCTTCTTTCGATATGTATGTAAATACAGAGGGTAATCGTATAGATACATCTGTAAGCTCAGATCAGATAAGATATCTAGTTAAATTTTCTAATGATATGAATAAATCTGTACAGTATGCTTATTCTACTATACACCTTGTATATGATAGATACACTAAATTCTCATTTACTTATAATACAACCCCTGATGTTTATACAGGTGCTACTAAGCTTATTCCTACTGGTTTTTATCAATATGAAGTTTATGAAGTTGCTTGGACAGGAGCTGTAGCTATTAGTTCTGGAAACGCTCCTGTAACAGAAGATGATGTTTTACCAGTAGCGCCAACACACGGAGTAGTACAAGGGCTTGTAGCAATAGGTAAATTAAATGTTACTGCTAAGTCAGGAACAGCACAAGTACAATATACACAAAGACAATCACCAAGTGGTACTAACTTCATTTGGTATGGACAATAATAACAAATAAAAAAAATTAAAAATGGCTATAGAAAACGTACAACAATTACTAACTGAACAACTAGGAAAACATAGATGTGATGTTATTGGAACAACTGCAATGTCAGGTAAGAAATATTACGCTGTTCATTTTCCTGTAGAAAGTGTAATAGCATCAATAACTGCAACTAATGTACAAACAGGAACAGGTAGTGCTATATCTAACTTACATACGACAATGGCAGCGGGAACGACATTATTTCTTCAGGTGACGTCTATAACACTTACGAGTGGTGTAGGAATCTGCTACTACGAAGACGTTATATAATGAAAATACTAAAATTAGGTCAAATGATAGGTGGGGCTAACTCACCAAAACCATCAGGATTTTTAAACAAATTTTCTGTAGATTTAGATGGTGTTGATGATTTTTTAGATTGTGGTAATGATACTAGTATGAATCTAGGTACTGAAAACAGTTGGTCATTTTGGATTAAAACAACCTCTAAAAGTAGTTCTGGTTTCCCACCTAATTTTAAGTATATATTTGGTAAAGCTGGTCTTGCTCCAGGTGGGGTAAATTATCAAGCGTTTATAGATTCTAATGGATTTGTAGTACTTGATTTATTTACTGGTACTGGTTCTGGAACTTTGAGGGGTACTGGTAGTATTGATATTGCTACTAATGTTTACAAGCACGTTGTAATAGTATGGGATGGTAGTTTTAGTGGTGCTGGTGCTATAAAAATATATATAAATGGTTCTTTAGATTCTAGTGTAAGTGTTACAGGTAGTATAGCTAGTGTTAATACAACTACTGGTGATTTTAATATTGGTACTCGACCAGGTGGGTTTGGTGTAGGTCATATAGCAGGAAATGTAGATGAGTTTGCTTTTTTTGATACTGAACTTACAGCGGGTAATGTAACTGCTATATATAATAGTGGTAAGCCTGATGATTTATCTGGCTTTAATCCAGTTTCTTGGTGGCGTATGGGCGACCCTACTGGTACTGCTATGTTTAATAAAATAGATAATGATGGATCAGCTAGTCCTAAAGCTATATGCACTAATATGGTATCTAGTGATATAGTAACAGTAGTGCCTTAAAATATAAATTATGATATACGTTATATACGAAATGAGTGAAATAGATAAAGTAGACTTTACTAAGGTATGTGAAACAAGTGAAAATACTTTAAGAAGATCAGCAAATGGAGAAAAAACTGTACTTAAATTTGATGGAGAAACTCCAGATTTTTTAGTAGGTTTACAACAATATAAGCATTCTGAGATATTAGCAATAATGGAAACTCCAGAATGGAATAAACAAGAAGACTAATGGAAAATATACTTAAAATAGACTTAGCTACTGAAATTGCACCAGAGGTACAAGAGGTGCGAGGTAAAGACTTTATAGAATATGGAACTGAAAATTGGAAAAATTTATACCCACAGTTTATCATAGACCTTTACTACAATAGCTCCACACAAGCCGCTATTATTAATGCAACAGCAGAAATGATAGCAGCAGAAAACCTTATAATAGAAGATGAAGATGATAGAGATGTAGAAGCTAGAGTGAAACTTCAGAACTTTATGGATAGAGCTAATGGTAATGAAAGCTTACACGAAGTCTTAAAAAAGGTAGCATTTGATTTTAAACTTCAGGGAGCATTTGCTCTTAACATAGTATGGTCGAAGGATAGAACACAAATCGCTGAAATATATCACGTAGGAGTTGAAAAAGTTAGAGCAGAAAGACCTAATGAATTTGGTAAAGTAGAAGCATATTATATTAGTACTGATTGGAGTAATACAAGAATACACAAACCTTATAGGGTGCCAGCTTTTAATGTTAATGATAGAACATCAGCAAATCAAATTTTATATTCTGGTTTATACAGTCCTAATATGAACGTGTACCACACACCTGACTACATAGCTGCTAATAATTGGGCTTTGATAGACCAAAGAGTTGCTGAGTTTCATCTTAACAATATATCTAATGGTTTTGCAGGTAGTTACTTTATTTCTTTTGCAAATGGGGTTCCTACAGCTGAAGAAAGATTCCAAATAGAACAAAGTCTAGCAGATAAATTTACAGGTGCTTCTAACAGCGGAAAATTTGTTCTTACGTTCTCAGATGATAAAAATAGAATACCAGAAATAACACCTATTAGCGTATCTGATGCAGACAAACAGTATTTAGCTCTGCAAGAACTACTTGTCCAAAATATACTTACAGGACATCGTGTTACTAGCCCTATGCTAATGGGTATTAAATCTAGTACAGGTCTAGGTAATAATGCAGATGAACTTAATACTGCTGCGAATTTTTATCTTAATACGGTTGTAAAACCATTCCAAGACCAAATAGTAAAAGAGCTAAGGAAAATATTTAAAGTTAATAATATGGATATGCCTGTTAACTTTGTACAATTAAAACCTATAACTACAAGATTTACTAATCAAGACTTGATGGCGGTTATGACACAAGATGAAATTAGGGAAGAATTAGGGTTAGAACCTTTAGAAGAAAATGTAGAGGTTAAAGAAGAATTAGCCGCTGTAGGTAAAATAGATGGAGACCCTGTATTTAACACAATAGAAGAGGCATTAGAAGAAGCAAAAAGAATTGGTTGTGAAGGTTATCACGAACACGAATATGAAGGGCGTACTGTATATATGGCTTGTAAAACACACGATGAAGCTACTAGTCTTAGTAAATGTAATTGTGCTAAAGAAGAACCATATAGATTATCTGATAAAACAGCTTTACAACAGTTTATAGATGACTGTGGAGAAGATATTCAAGAAGATTGGGAACTATTAGAAGAAGAAGTAGTAGATGGAGAACATTTAGACTTTTACTACGAACACGAATTAAATAAATTTGCAAACGCAAAAATTGAACTAGCTAGGTCTATAACA